TTAAAAATCTCGATAGCCTCTCACCACTTGTCCGATAATCAGTAAATTGTTAGCTTCTTCTGCGTTGAGTTTTAATGGGCGGTATGCGGGGTTATCACTGATTAGTTCTACTCCGTCATAAGTAAACTGTACTTTTTTTACCAGCATTGTTCCATTATGATTTAACACGAACATTTTACCTTCGACTAGTTCGCGTTTAGAACGATCTACAATGATTTCTTCACCGTCTTTTAATGTGGGCTCCATACTTTCGCCACTAACTGTAAACATCGCACAATGCTTTGATTTTAAGCCTGACTTTTGAAACCATGCGCTTTCAATCATAGTGTATGGGATTTCGTATTGCTCCTCATTTTCCAAACCTAACCCGGCAGAAACTCGCACACCTCTGAAATCATCAATCGGTTCATAATAATCCCTATTTACTTGACTAGAGTTGACATAGCCATCTTCCTCTATCCTCGTTTTTTCAATGATGCCCCTAAAATGGCTTTGTATGGCTTTTATGCCATGCATAAATCCAAGCGCTTCTTGTGTTTTTTGGGGAAGGCTAGATATGTGGTATTCAAATCCACCACCCTTTATCCCCTTTGTTTCACGAGAAATCCAATTTTCATTTTTCGCCTTTCTAGTGATGTTTGTTGCATGCGCAGGAAGTCCATTTAAACCTTCTAATTCTTTAGCACTAAACCAAACCTTTTCTAATGATTTCATAAAACACCCTTATTAATCAATGATGATTTAAAAAAGCCAAATGATTAAGTTAAATAAAATCAATAGATTAAATGACGAACTAAAAGATTTTACAAAATTTATCAAATCATCACTTGATTGAGAAAATGATTTGATATATATTCTTAATCATAGATGATTAACTACTTAATCACGTAGCAGATAAACTAACTTTTAAGGATTGCACAAAATGGCAGAAAAGAAAAGAGTTAATGATATGCATCGCGCAGATATCCGCGCGGCATTAATCAAAAAGGGAATTTCTTTAGCTCAATTAGGCATAGAGCATGGTCTTGCAAAAACCACTTTGCGAAATGCATTTGATAAACGTTATCCAAGAGGAGAAAAAATTATTGCGGAAGCTTTAGGAAAGCATCCTAAAGAAATTTGGCCAAGCCGTTATTCGGACTAAGGGATTTTTAATCATGAAAATGTGGTTTAGTGCTAAAGAATTAGTTGGTGTTGGTGGTTTATCTAAATACCCATCAAATATTAACCGGCTTGCGAGAAAAGAAAAATGGCATTCTCAGCCTCTTGTTGGTGTTAAAGGTGGCGGTTTGGAATATGCGTTTTCCTCTTTACCAGAGAATGTTCAAAACGACTTACAAAAACGGTTTACGAATGAGGTAACAAATCAACCTAAGAAAGTCCCAACCGTTAAAAACCTGAACCTCTCTGACCTCACCATCAAACAGCGTGAAATCGCTGACGCACGCATGGCTTTAGTGGCTTATGTGGGCGAGTTGGAACAGGTGCAAAGCCGAATCAAAGCCATCACCCACCTATGCAATGCGGCAAAGTGCGGTGAAATTTCGGAATATTTGATGGCGTTAGTCTCCACGGCTAACAGCAAAAACGGCAATAACTGCGGTCGTGTGTTATCACCAAGAACCCTGAATCAGTGGGTGATTGATTATCACAAATGCAAAACAGCCGAAGAAAGATTGCGTGCGTTGGCACCGGGTCAACGTCAGGCAGATAAAGCGGAAAGCATTTGGTGGTTGTCTTGGTTTATGGGGATTTATCGTCAAACCAATGGCATTAACGTAGTGGAAGCATATCGGATTTTGGAGGCGGAATGGGTTACCCGTTACGCTGATGATGAGACCTATCTCAATATGTTGCCAAGCCTTGATCAAGTACGTCGTGCATTAGCTAAGTTGCCGTTACATATCCGTGAGTTTGGCCGCTTGACCGGCTCAAAATACAAAGGTTTATTGCCTTATGTTGAGCGTGATTGGTCATTGTTTAAGGCCAATGATATTTGGATTGGTGACGGTCACTCGCTGAAGATGAAAGTGGCACACCCTATCCATGGCCGACCATTTACCCCTGAATTGACCATGATTATTGATGGTGCAAGCCGAAAAATTGTGGGTTGGTCGTTGGCGTTATCTGAAAGTGCTTTTGCAGTGTTGGACGCTTTACGCCATGCCATTTCTCAGCATGGTTTGCCTTGTATCTATTACTCCGATAACGGGGGCGGTGAGAAAAATATTTTACTTGATGCTGACGTAACCGGGATTTTACCGCGCTTTAGCATTCACCACGCCACCGGGATTGCGGGCAATCCGCAAGGACGAGGGATTATTGAACGCTTAAATAAAACCGTAGGTAAACGCATTGCACAACGTTTCCCGACCTATTACGGAGCGGATGCAGACCCTGATAGCAAAAGACGGATGTTGCAATCCATGATTTCCCTTTCCAATGCGAAAAAAGGGGCGGTTTTAACGCCACTACAACGCAAAGCGAAAGAAAAACTGGTGAGCTGGGAAGAATTGATGGTGGGCATTCAGGACGTGATTGATTGGTATAACAACGAGCATGTGCATTCTGAAATTCGCTGCACTCCTGCGGTTAAGTATAAACGGGTAACAGATCCAGAACTGATTGTTTACCTTTCCGATGTGGAATTACGCGACATTAAGCGACCGCACTTTAAACGGGTGACAAAACGCGGACTGATTGAGTGGAAAAACCACAAATATTTCCATCTTGAACTGCTCAATCACCAAGGGAAAGAAGTAGTTGTTGGGGTTGATATTCATAATGCGGATTTTGTACAGGTGCGCACATTAGACGGTCGCTTTATCTGTAACGCTGAATTTGAAGCCCATAAGAAAGCCGCCTTCCCGGTACCGATGGTTGAACAACAACGTGAAAACCGCGCTAAGGGCAGATTAAACCGTATTAAACACCGTGAAAATGAGGCTTTAGAGGAGTTAAATCCGGTGATCACGATTGAACATCAAATCAACCCAGCCTTAAAAACGGTTGATTTGACACCGAAGAAAGAGCCTACAGGTCGCATTATTTTTACCTCGCAGGCGGAAAAAGATGATTATTTAGCACAACAAAAACAAAAAAAGGTGGGTTAACAGATGAAAAACCAATTACTTAAAGATTTTATGCCTAAAGTCGGCATGAGCCAAAAACAAGTAGCGAATGCGCTTGGGGTGTCGCTGGCGGTTGTTAGTCAGTATTTAAACGGTAAATACCCTGGAAATACCGAAGATTTAGACAAAAAAGTCGTAGATTTGGTCGCGCAAATGCAAGAAAAGCGCGTAGATAAGCAATATAACGCCGAATTTGTGCCGACTTTGGCAGCCCGCCAAATGATGGAGGTGATCCGAGACGCGCACGTCGAGGGCGATGTTAGCGTGATTTTTGGGGCGGCGGGGTTAGGTAAAACCCAGGCAGTAAAACAATACGCCAAAGAATACAGTGGCGCAATTGTGATTGAGACCTCGCCGAGCTTTACGCCAAAAGTGCTGTTACAAAAGATTTGCGCGGCATTAAACCTAAACACTACCGGTGCCATGGAAACTTTATTTGAAAGCATTACCAGCAAGCTGGTGAGCAGTCAACGGGTGATTATTGTTGATGAAGCCGAATTACTCAGCACGCGTAGCCTTGAGTTTTTGCGCCGCATACAGGATATGACCAAAATCGGGCTGGTGCTAGTCGGTATGCCACGTCTGTTAATTAACCTGAAAGGCAAAAACAATGAGCTGGCGCAGTTATATAGCCGCGTTTGGCGCGCTTGTGACCTTGGTAATGCCCTGCCTGATCGTGACTTGTTAATGCTGGCCGAAAACGCGCTAGGAAGCACGGAACACGCCTCAGTATTTTTGCGCTATGCCAAAGGCAACGCCCGCCGATTAAGCAAGCTGATCCGAGGCGTAGTGCGGTTAAGCCAGTTAAACGAATGCGGAATTAATGAGGAATTAATTAAAGAATACACCAAAATGTTGATTAACTAAGGAATTACAACATGAGAGCACATAGCAATTACAACAAGCCGAAGAAATTAAATGCGGTAAACCAAAAAGCCTATTTATGGTTGGGGCAAGTGCAAAAAGCCCTTATCGCATTAAACACATTAGGGCTGGAAGTTTGTGAAATTGAATTTTGCCACGTTAAGCCACGCATATTAGTTAAGGATTGCGCCGCTTGCGCAAGGTTAGAGGCTAGCGGACGCGCCATAGAGTATGAGTTCGGCAACGGTGAGGGCGGTAAATACCGCAAGTTACAAATTATGGCCGAGGGCATAAAAGTGATTTGGCAAACCAACCGCGAGCGGAAACATTAAGGGAGGGATTATGGCGCGTCGTCAAATTTATGCCGTATATAAAGGCGAAGAAAATTTAGCCGACGGCACCGCAGAAGAACTATCAAAGAAATTCGGCGTAAAAGTCGACACATTAAGGTTTTGGGCAAGCCCCGCCAGCCATAAACGTAATAAGGGGCAACGGTTAATAGTAATTAAACTTGGAAAGGAAGAGGTAAACGATGAGTAAAGTGGAAGTGAACGGCAAGTTGTACTGGGAAGATCCGAAAGGAAACTTAGTCGCCGATGAACTGGTAAAAGATATCGACAAAACGCGCGATGAACTGGTGCGCGGGTTTGTGCAAGGTGCGGTCGATTTGCAAGGCGCAATCCGCGGGTTTAAAAACCAAGTATTTGATGATGTGGCAGCCTTTGTTGCCCTGTCTAGCGAAAAATACGGGGTAAAAATGGGCGGCCGTAAAGGCAATCTTACCCTGTATACCTACGACGGCACATATAAGTTACAGGTCGCTGTCAGCGAGCACTTGGCCTTTGATGAACGTATTCATGCCGCAAAAGAACAGATTGATTTGTGTTTGCAAGAATGGTCGGCAGATGCCCGCCCGGAAATTCGCACGTTGATTGACAATGCGTTTCAGGTGGACAAAGAGGGCAACCTATCGACCGCCCGCATTTTAGGCTTACGCCGCGTGGAAATTACCGATGAACGTTGGTTACGCGCAATGCAAGCAATCAGCGACAGCATCCAAGTGATAGGTAGCAAAGACTATGTGCGTTTTTACGAGCGCGACGCACTCGGCAAATATCAGCCGATTACGCTAGATATGGCGGGGGTGTAATACCGGTTAAACCCTTTTCAATGCCCTTTTGGTTTGACTTTAAGGGGCATTTATAAAGTGTTTAATAACAATTAAAGGAGCAAATATGAAGAAATTTGTAGTAAGAATGGAATGCTTGGTTGAAATACAAGTTGAAGCCGACAGTATCGAAGCCGTTAAAGAGAAATACTGCGACTTGAACACTGACGAATTAGACAACCTACCGAAAGCAATTACCGAAATTTATGACGTATTTGAAGTGGAGGAAGTGTGAATACAACACAATTAACGCCACAAGATTTAATCGAACAGGGGTATTACATTAACCTTAGCGACATGGCCCGGCGTGCCGGTCTAACAAAACCGGCAGTATATAGATGGGCGGCAGCCCGTGGCAATATGCGACCTGGAAACATTGAAAAAATAGCCAATGCCGCGCGCAAGCCGTTAAAACCTGAAAATATCCTTTCAGAGATTGAAGAACAACGGGAAGATTTTATCACAACCGAACTGGCACCACGACTTAAAAGCACACAAATCAGCGAATGGCTGATGAGTTTTGCAAAGGTAAAAGGGAGTTAATGATGAGCAAACATAATGACATACCCCAACAAATAGTTGACTTGCAAACATTGCTAGAAATAGCCAAAGACAACTGGCTGGAGGGCAAACCACAAGATGCAGTCAATTTGTTACAACGAGCCAAGCGTGAAATAGGCTTGGTGATTTGGCGGGCAGTGCCGAATGGAAAGGAGAATTAAGATGACCACAAATAAGGATAATGACAAATTACGCAGGAAAATAAAGAAATTATTGGCATTAGGGAACTCGTCAAATCCACATGAAGCAGCAAAAGCGTTAGAAATGGCGCAAAAATTGATGATGGAAAATAAGATAAATCAATCACTGATTGAATTTAGCCAACACCACACAAAACAAAAAACAGCAAGAAAATCCGCCCGATATGTACACATGCTGATCTCGGTAGTTAATAAGGCATTTGGCGTTGATAGCTATTTAACGAACAGCTATCCGGGTAACGATTACGGCGAGGACAAAATGCATATCGTATTTTACGGCCAAGAAGAACGCCCTGAAATCGCATCTTACTGTTTTGATGTGCTATATCGCAGATTACAGGCAGCACGCAAAGCGTTTTTAAACACGCAAAACAAACGCCTGAAACGCAGTACGCTGATTGCGCGGGGGGATTCATTTTGCGAGGGCTGGGTGACCGGTGTGAATCAAAATGTGAGACGGTTTGCAATGACACCGGAAGAAAAGCAAAAACTGGAAAACTACGAGGCTGAGATATTTGAAGAAGACAAATTGAGTGAGGCTAAAGTACGAGAAAAAGGAAATGCAAAAGACTACGGTATGGCGCAAAGTGCCGGCTATAAACAAGGGCAAGAAGTTACACTGAATCACGGTGTAAATGGAAAAGAGACGGTTAAGTTGGGGGTGAGAAAATGAGTGACAAAATTTATGAGTTTAGAAAAGTTGAAGACTTTTTGCAGTTAACCGAAGAACAGTTTAATCGTTTCTTGCCTGATTTTATCCATTGGTTTGCTATTCGCAAAACTTTTATACAAAAGAAACAAGTAGCTATCGAAGAGCTTGGTGTTTTTGTGCAGGTTAATCCGGAACCGGTTATTAAGTGGAAGGATGATGGGAAAACTGGGGTTGATGGTTACGAAGTAACGATTAGACATCATCAAGATGGCGAAAATGATATAAAAATCAAGGTAAAAAAGGAGTAAAAATGAGCATATTTATCACACACGGCAACCGTTTAATCGACTTTGCTAACCCACAAAATAGCGACATCCATATTGATGACATTATTCATCATTTGGCAAGGATTCCGCGCTTTGGCGGCAAATTAGATAGACATTATTCAGTTTTAGATCACAGCGTTTACGCCGCAATGATTGCAAAATCGTACATGAAAGCAGATGAAGAAACAGTATTCGCCGTATTAATGCACGATGCACAAGAAGCCTATTTAGGTGATGTGCCAACGCCGCTTAAAAACTTACTACCCGAATATAAATTAATCGAGAAAGAATTTGAGCGGGTTATTCAAAATCAATTTGGCATTAAGATGACGGCCAAAATGAAAGAAATGGTAAAAACCGCTGATTTATTAGCGCTAAAAGCAGAGAAGAATGCTTTTATTAATACGCCACCGGAACTCGAAGGACACTGGAATTTTTTATACGGTCTTTATAGTGTCCCTGTCTCGCCGGAAGACTGGTGTGATGACAGTAGAAGACAATTTAAGAATGCTTTTAACTACTACAACAAAACTTTAAATTTGGGACTTGAGGAGATCAAATAATGAGCGAAAACAATGGATGGATTAAATGTTCTGACGCATTACCCGAACGCGCAGAAAGAGTATTAGTGCTAGATGATAATATGTCATGTTATTTTGCCTCATTAAAGTTTGATGGCACCAGAAAATATTGGGAGTTGGAAAGTTATGATCAAAACATTGGTTATGGTGTAAATGTTGCATTTGATGAGATTTTATATTGGAGACCGGAATTAGATTTACCTCAAGACTAAGACCCATTTACAGCCCATTCAAATCTCCCCTAACCCCTCTTTGCAAAAGAGGGGGATTTAAGTGGGCTGAATAATGTGTTTTAAACTCAATTTAAAGGAGCGTTAAAGTGAAATTATGCCGTTGTCCGATATGTCGGTCGGAAATCAGTTTAGACCAACTGATTGAAGATGATGCCGGGCGTGAAATGCTGGTCTTGATTAGTGAGCTGAAAAGCGGTGTGGCGCGCCCATTGGTAAACTATATCGCGTTATTTAGACCGCTTAAAACCTCGCTAAGCAACACTCGCGCGCTGAAATTAATGCGTGAGGTGTTAGAGATATATGCACAAACGCCATTATTGGCGCACGCCTTAAGCGAAACCGTCAATGCGGTGCGTAAAAACCGACGCGATAATACCAATCCGGCACCGCTTGCTAATCATAACTACCTCAAACAGGTTTATGAGGCTCAAGCCCCGAAATTTGCCGGCACTATTGCATTAAGTAACGCTGAAAAGGGTAAAACGACGCAAACAGAACAAAGTAAAAAGCAACAGGCGTTTGCTTACATTGAGCAAATGCGCGGGTTTGGCCAACCTATAGAGAATCTGCCGTACTATGCTGAATGGTTGAAATGGACACAACAATTAAAAGGAGGCGAAAATGAGTAGTCGTCAAAATCTAATGGCAAAAATTCATATTGGCAAAAAAGAGCTGGGCCTAGATGACGAAACTTATCGTCAAGGGTTACAGCAGATCACCGGTAAAATCTCATGCCGTGAGATGAACATCGCCGAATTACTTAAAGTATTACAAGCTATGCAGGCAAAAGGCTTTAAAGTGCGGTCGAAATTTAAGGAGAAACGTCCAACCCCGCGCGCTGATAAAGCCTCGTATTTAGCCAAAATCACTGCCTTATTATGTAATCAAGGTAAACCGCAAAAATACGCCGACCGCATAGCCAAAAAAGCCTTTGGGGTAGATTTTGTGCATTGGCTGGAGCCGTGGCAGCTAAAGAAAGTGATTCAGATGTTGGCAGTGCATCAGCGTAGGGAATTAAAATAAAAAAAGCCGACTGATTGCAGTCGGCTTTTTCACATTTATAGTTTAGATGACGCAGTTTGGATAACTACGACAATGTTCGCAAACGTGCTCCCAACGTCCATTTTTAAAACGAATATATGAACGTACGTGAACAAATTTTGGAAATTGACATAAAATCATATTTACCTCTTTTATTCAAAAAAATGACGAGAACAATATTGATTAAATGCCTTAAAAAAACTACAATAAAACTGTTTTTCGTAAACAAGCCTATTGTTAGGCATTCTGGAAGAGGGGTGTTCTCACTTCCATTCCACTTAATGGCTTGAAATGTTGGCGCATTTCAAGCCGTTTTCTTTTAGAAATTAAATTGCATTTGTTTTGGTTCTTCTTCAATCCCGTAAAGCATAAACATTATCTTTGCAAAGAGATCAGCTTGCTCCTCCGCGTCATCAAGAACAGTTATTTTATAATCACTATCCGCTTGTAAATAGATCGGTTCATGACGAAGCACTACATGAGCAAGTTCATGAAAAAAAGTACGTATAGCCTCACGGTCACCTTTTTTAGCATTATCCAACACCTGCTTTGGCAAAACGATTCTCTTTTGGCCTGGAATACTTTCCCCTTTTTTTAAAAAGGTGTGTTTTTTTCTCCATTCCGCATTGGTGAGAATGTGTACTGAAATCCCTTGTAACGAAAGCAAATCAATAAATTTTTCGATATTAAGTTCTTTCATTTTTTGATTGAAAAAATAGAATTGCGCAACAGCTTCAGTTGCAATCTCTTTTTCTGTTCTGCGTTGTACCATATGTCCGCGTAGTTGATGAGATTGAACGTCCATGTTATCCCTTGTTTGAATTTAAAATATCCATAATGCAATCTATTTGTTTTTGTGATAATTCACTTCGGGCAAATGTAGCCATCATCTTCTTGTGTGACGGTTCAAGCCCAGATAGGCTTATGCTGTCGTTAGCAATGTTGGCATAATCAAGAAGATTTTCTAGCTCAACCGCGTTAGCGCCTTTGCTAATAAGATACATTTGAATTTGGGGAACAATATCTAACGGAATTTTTTTTACACCAGTTTCAATAGCACTTAAAAACGATACTGTCTTCCCCAATGCCTTGGCCATTGTTGATAAAGTTTCACCCGTTTCAATTCGGGCTTTTCTAATGATTTTCCCAAATTCACTTAACAT